CTGTCTCCGCATACAGGATTAGAAGATTCTTATGAGAGTGCAAACAAGCGATCTGTTTGGACTGTCACCACAAAACCATTTAAAGGCGCACACTTTGCTGTGTTTCCGCCTGATCTAATAGAACCATGCGTTCTTGCGGGTTGTCCTAAAGATGGCACTGTTCTTGATCCTTTCGGGGGTGCGGGAACAACTGGCTTAGTCGCTGATCGGAATGATCGGAATGCTATATTGATTGAACTCAACGATGAATATGCTGAGATGGCTAGAGATCGCCTCTATAATGATGCACCACTTTTCGTGGATGTAGAATAAGCATCTATCAAATCTAAATTAGTGTTAGTTTCTGATGCGTCAGAATATGACGTTTGTATAAATATTTTCAAAACCAGAACCCTGCGAGAAAGAAAAATATTTTCATGAGCCCGGCTTAGCCCGGCAAGTAAAATATTTTAGTTTACCGACTGCTGTATTATTGTTTTGCGAAAACTCATAATGTAGCAGTAGGAATACTCGTATTGGTAGTCATATTAGTCTTTGTGTTTGTGTTGGTAAATGGTTAAATATTTTTGTCTGGATACGACAGGTGCAAGGAATGTAGCAATAGGTTAGTCAAATATTGACTGGTCAAAATTAGTCGAAGCGACCTACTTTCTCGTCATATCTCTTATTAAACCTATTGTATTCTTTTCTGATATCTTCATCTAATGCTTCTATTTCATCTGCTATGTTCAAAGCATCAGCAACATTTTGGGGAACTTTGTCATCAAGTCTCTGCCTTCTTTCTCTTAACCTTTTTAGTCTTTTATCAGCTCTTTTAACATCACGATCCATTCTCATAAGGTTTCCATACCTATCCTTATATTCATTTCTTCTTTCACTAAGCAAAGAACCTGACATATCATCGTACTCAGCAACAGCATTAATGACCTTTTGTTTTCTTTGAAAGTATTCTGTTTGAGCCATAAATGGATCAGGCTCACCACTGACTCTTCTAATAAAAGGAATTTGACCAACAGGTACGTCTGGCAACTCACCTCTAGCCACAATAGACTTTGTTGTTTCTTCGGCAAGATTCAGTGTTCTACGAGCAGTTTGTCCCGCACCACCTAATACTGTGTCGAAAAGATGTTGAACTGTATCTGGGGAAACATCAATCAAGCCTTCTTTATATTTACTACCGCCTGTCATCTCGTTTAGAAATGGCATCAGCCTTTTAAGAAACTCGTTTGTATTCTTTTTAGCAAGAGAGCTGTCTGATCTTTGTGCGCCTATAGGAAAGTTTTCTGTATAAACAGGTGCGCCAAAGAAGTTTTCATTCATTGCAACCTCAACCAATGGAACTAGAACTGTCGGCAGTCCTGTTTTTACCGCCCCTGTTATTAAATCTTCTGATCTTGAAAAGCCTATTGGATTAAATGATGTTAGCAGTCCTGAAGTAATCAGACTGGCTGACTCTGCGGGGCTAGAAACTCCCATAAGTGTATCTGCAATTCCTGTTCCTATATTATGAAAAACACTATATCCATATGGCAGTGGTATTTTAACGTATTCTCCAGAGCCATCAGTTTTCATAAAAATTAAATTTCTTTCTTTAATGTAATCAGGGATTCTTGAGTAATGACTTCGACCAGTCTCTTCATCATCACCGCCCGACATTTCATTAACGATGGCATGAGCCATTGCAAACATAGCAAGACCCGCAACTGCTTGTTGTTTTCTTTTTGAGGTTTTCAAACCTCTAAGCATATTCGCTGTACCCTGAACACTTGCATTGAAGAATAGATATAAACTATTGAGAAGCTGACCATTCATTCCTTTTCTGTTGAAGTTTACTGTCAGATTTTTAGCAAGTATGGCTGACTGTTTTTTTGAAAGACCTACTTTTCTAGCATTTTTGTATGTTGCAAAACGAACTCCATTTTCTACAGAAGCATTTGTATCATCAACCCATTTTCCTAATGTCTTTACTCCTTGTTTAAAATTCTGTTTGCCTTCAGTCATTTCAATTAAATTGTTTACATTATCAGCAACCTCATTGACTGTTGGCACATAAAACCAATCTGCTTTTGCACCTGAAGATAAAAAGTCATTAAACATTTGTTGTTCTTCAACTGGAAGTGTTTCAAATGCTTGAGGATTTTGATTCCTTCTAAATCCCGCATACATTGTTCTTATTGATGATGGTGTATCTTTTACAACCTGTTTAGCAATCGCCTCTCCATCTAGTTTTCCTATGTCTTGTTCTGTAATTAAATTAAACACACCTGTTTGTATGTCTCTTACAAAGTTTGAAACAATAAACTCAGGGTTGAGGGATGTATTAATCATTGATAAGTATCTGCTTATCGGTCCGAAGATTTTGATAATTTTATTATTTTCTTGAACGCCTAAGTTTTTTAAAGCAGTCAACATACGAACATTGTTCAGCTTAATATAATGTTGTTTGCCATCTCTTTTAACACCGATTAAATCATCCATGTTTTGTAATTGATATGTACTGGCTTTAGTCGGTTTTATTGTGTAATTTTTTACATATCCATCTTTTCTTGTATTGCTTGTTATCGTTGGATCAGTTGGGTTTACATAAAAAACTTGAAAGGCATCTCTGAATACAGGCGTATCTTCTGAAAACACTTCCCACAAAGCATCGTTTGGATTTTGTTCAGCTAGAGTCAAAAGCTCGTTTAAAACTTTATTCTTTTCCGCTCTAATAACTTTTGCAGTTCGATCAGAAATTGTATTTAACAAAGGAGATGCAGATTGAACTCCCGCTCTACCTTTTACTCTTCTATTCTCTCTACCTATGATGCTCATACCACGACCTGTAGGCGGAGGAAAACCTTCTACTTTTTCATCTCCCGCAATACCTTTTAGTGGCACATAAAAATTATAATTTTTCTGCCATCCATCGACCTCTTCTTCAGCAACAAGACCAGCATCTTGCATAATGTCTCTATTTTTTTGCAGTATTGGATCAACATGGTCTTGAAAAAATTTCTGCATCTTTCTTCCAAGCTGATTTCCATTCTTCCATTGATAACTGATTCTATCTACATTTTCTATTCTATTGGTCTGAGCCAAATCAGCTTGTAGTTTCTTTAATCTGTTTTGTTCTCTTGTATCTAAATTCTTTTTGACTTGTAGCTTCGCAATGCTGTCTAACAATATTTGATAATCTGGATTAACAATCTGTTCTGTTATCACCTGTGGGTCTATATCAAACCCATACTTTGTTTTCATAATTGCTTCAGCATCGGCTGTAAGAATGCCTGAACCACCATCGGGTTGGTTCTCATTGATCTCTGCAACAAAAGCATTCCTTTCGGGTGCGTGTCTCATCTGTGCAAACTCATCAATCATTTCCAAATCAATATCCCTAGCTTTCATTTCTTCAACCATAGGTCTAACTTCTTGATTTTCAAGCTGTCTTATTTGTTCTTCTGCTCTGCCTTCAAATACAGTAAGCCCACCATACGCATCTGCTTCATCAGCTATGGGGTCAGCTCCCTCTTTCTTTCTTTCTTCTGTTATTTGTTGCTGTATTTGCTTTAAGTCAATGTATTTATCTTGAACCCTAAATATCGCATTGGTGACATTTGTATTGTCTGACTGATTAAACTGAACTCCAGCATCTGTTTTTGGATCATTTGTATTGGGAGTTTGGAAAATGTTAAACCTTTCAAGACTTCTTGATAAGATATTTTCATTCTGACTTTCTTCATCATCTCGTTTTAATCTCTGAGCATTTTTGAAGTTCCTGACAAAATTTTGATTAGGTATAAAACGATTATCTTCTTTTTGTATAACACCTTCAGCATACATTCTGTCAATGATTCCTTTTAATTCAGGAATATTTGTAATGCCTGTAGCCTGTCTTATTGTTGCAATGTTCACATTTTTAGCATCAACCACTGCCTCTAAAGCAAGTTGATAAGCATCTTGTGTTTCTGTTGCTGTTTCTTGATTAGAAGCCAATACAGCAGATGGCACTGTTGCTGAACCTGCCGCTGTACCACCAAGTATTCCCTCACCTAATGCTTGTTTAGCATCTAGGTCTAGTCCTGCTAATGTTCCTGCCGTGCTTCCTGTTTGCTCTACAATAGACTGAGCACCCTCAGTAACTGCTTCTCTACCAGCAGAAGATAACCCTGTTTTTAAAGAGTTATTTAATAAACTTAAATTCTTAATACCAATGGCATTTAATGCACCCGATGTTCCTGAAGCAAGAGCGGCAATAGACCAATCTTCCCAAGATGGTTCTTCTCTTCTATTGTTTTTTGCTCTGTTTAAAGCAACAGGTCCTAATAACTGAATCATTTCAAACAAAGCAGGTCCTGCTAATGCACCAACAGGTCCTGCTAATGCAAAGCCTAAACCTGCTGAAGCAAGTGAACCACCAAGCTGACCTGATTGCTCAACAGTTGCTCTAGGTAAATAACCAAACTTAAAACCTTTGCCTTGTTTGTTTATAAAATCCTCAGTTGCAGTTGCATAATCTTCTGGTGCTTCAATAATGTCTTTAAACCAATCGCCCACACCTTCAGCACCTAATGCTTCAAGTGTTGTACCAATATTCTCAAGCGGTTGGTCTAAGCCATAAACAATAGCAGAGCCAAAAGATGTATCTTCTTCAGTGGGGGGAGTGGGTTGCCTTGAACTAGGCATAGGTTGTTGTACCTCTCTCGAAGGAGCGGTAGCCTCATACATAGCTAAAATTTCTTCATCAGGTATGTTTTGAAATTGAGGATTTTGTTGTTTAAATTCTTCTACAGAAAAAGCCATTATCATTCATTTTTATCTTGATTATCTTTTGCTCTTTTCATATTTTCTGTATTTACACCAAGACGATCTAATATAGTTATTATTTCATCTACAGGATCATCAGCATCTCTTATTGCATCTATTAATTCTGGATTATCAGCAAATAAATCTAGCCAACCAGAAAGAGTAATTTGATCTGATTTTCTTAATGCTGCATCAATGTTTGAAATTTTAAGACCAATATCTATATCTCTTGCTCTTGATTCACCTATAACTCTTGCTCTTTCTTTAGCAATGTTAAGCTGTTCTGTTCTAGCTTTAGTTCCAGCTTCTTGTAAACCTTTAGCAATATCACCACCATGACTTGCATTAGCAATTGCCGCACCCAAGTCCATAAGTATTTGTGATTGACGAGTAGCTTCCATGCCTTGAAGAGCATCTAAATACTCTTGGAATGTAGTATCTTGAGGAACACTTGCCATAGCATCAGCAAGCATTTTTCCTGCTTCTGTTTCCATTCCGGTTTCAACGCCTTCGTCTAAGACTTGATCAGTTGTTTCATTATCTCTTTGTTGTTGAAGAGCATCTTGTAAACTTTGAATATTGTCTTGTGTAATTGCATCTTCTATAGATGCTTCTGCTGATCCACCAATACTAGGCTCAACATCATCTGGAATAAGTGCGCCCCCTACTTGGCTTCCTATAAAACCAACAGGAAGAGTTCTTCTGACAAAAGGATTAGATAAATTTAATGGCATTGGATTAACATATTGACCAGCTTTTTTTAATGTTTCTTCTCCTAAACTTTTTGTTCCTACCATTCTTCCAGTAACAGGATCACGAACAACAGCCGAACCTTGAGGAATTAGTCCTCTTTTTGTAGCAGTTCTTGTTCCAATATCTCTAAGCTGTTTATCTTTAAAAGATTGAGCACCCTTATAAATTTTATCTTTTGATTGTGAAAGTGCTTTAGCAATTGCATCTTTATTTTTTAATAAACGAGCTAAACCCATTCCAGCACCCCTAGCAGCACCTATAGGAGTAAGCATTGAAGCAATAGAAGCAACACCCAAAGCAGTTTTAAAAGGATTTTCTGTTACATAATTAATACCATCTCTAAAAAAACCACCTGTTTCATCAAAATCAATATCTTCTCCTTCTTGGTATCTAATATCACCACCCTCTCTCATTTGCATAGGCGCATTCTGAGGCATTTGTTCTTGCATCATAGGGTCTTGCATCATTTGCTGTTGCATTGCATTAGGATCGATATCAGGGATTCCTTGTAATTCCATAGCCTGTTCTTCAACAACACTCATTTGAGGAGCCTGATTCATCTGCATTTGATATGAATTACGCATATCGTTTCGTCTTTTGATTTCTGTAGCAACCAAAAAACTAGGTGCAATCCCTGTAGGTTGCATCATTTCTTGAGCCAGTACATCATCAGGGTAATACTCAAGTTCTTTTTGTTGATCGATTATACTCATGGTCGCCTACCTCCTCCCATGCCTTGATAAAGTCCCAGAGCACCAAGCCCTGCACCTAATGTTTGTTGAAATAAGCCGGGTCGTTGTGCATAACTGCTAACAGTTTGTGATGGCGGTAATGCAAGACCTCTAATAATATTGCTTTGAAATCCAATTTGTTGTCTTGGATATCCTTCTTGTCTAAGAAAGTCCTCATATCCAATATCAAGTCCAGCTTGTCTAAAGCCTCGTCTTTGACCACCTACACCACCAAGAGCACCAATTCTTTCAAGTGCCATTTGTTGTGCTTGTGGAGCAAATCCACCTAGTAGCTGTGCTCCGCTTAGTTGTTGTTGTTGTTGAGCCATTCTAGCCGCACGATCTCTTTCAAACTGTTGTTGTGCTGACTCAAACCCAGACTGCAACCCTTGTGTTTGTATATTACTTAGGTTTCTAAGCAAATCTCTATTAAGATTAGATTCAACAATGCCTTCTCTATAACCACCCAATGCGCCTTGTGAAGCTGCATTCAAACCAATTTCTGACCTTGTTCTATCTGCATCTCTTATTGCTCTTTCTTTAGCAATATCAGTAACTCCTTGTTGATAAGGAGACATATATCTTTCCATTGGAGATTGATATCTTGGCATTGGAGGAAATGGAGAAGGTCTGCGTGGACTAAATCGTCCTAATCCAAATGATTGCATTTGCATTGGGCTTTGTCTAAACCCTCTTTCTTTTAATCTGGGGTCTTTATTAAGATCAACTCCACCATAACCGCTTGGTTGTTGTTGTGCCGCACGTTGTTGTGCTGACTCAAACCCAGACATCATTGGTGGTCGAATTGGTGGTGGAAAACCACCATACATAGGTTGCATTTGCTGTTGAAAACCTGTGAATGGTTCAAAAGGACTTCCTTGAGCAATTTGACTTGCTGTTTGTTCTGCTTGTCTTTGAGCAAAAGGAGTTCCCTGCATGGCAAGCTGTCTTGTCATACCAAAAGCCTGTTGCTCTTCTGGAGCAAACTGAGCTAAACGCTGACTTGGATAAGCCGCATAAGGTTGTAGGCTTTCTGCCTCTCCTCTTGAAAGCAGACGACTATAATAAGGTTTCGCCTCTTCGGGAAACTGTGTCTGTGTTACTGTTTGTTCTACTGGTTGACTAGAGCCACCGCTACTTCCGCCCATTTATTACTCCTGTATTCTAACTTCAAAAAAGGTGGCGTGTTTTTTCCACCCCATGTTTTTAAACCAATTCCAGAAACCAGTTCTACCGATTCCTTCTATACCATCATAGCCATTTTTTTTAGAAAAATGACTTAACATATCTAAACCATCTTCTAACCACCAATCCATTTTAATGCCTGCAATATGGTCTATGTGTAACATTCTTAATCCTGTTGGATATTCTTTTAAAAAAGTAACGCTACAACCTATAATTTCAAGATTAGATGTATCATAAACTATCCACATTTGGCATCGACCAGAATCAACATCTCTATAAACATCATCAATGGTAACACGACCACCGCTTCTTTTAACTGATCTTCTTAGTAGTTTTGCACACTCATCCCAGCATTTATCTAATATTTCTGGGTGAACCATTGACCACTCTAGTTCATGTTTTAAAGCAGGTTGATTCATATTGGCATTACCTCTTTGCTGTCAATCGGCTCTGCTTGTTTTATTGTTCCTGTTTTAGCCATCCGAGTTCTATCTAACATTCCATCTAGCTTTCTTGAGCCTTCTTCAGAATTGCCATCTCCTAATTGAGAAACTACATCTGCTGGAACTATATATTCACCCGGTGATGCTGCTATTCTATTTTGATTTCCAGCAACTCCTTGAACAAAATCATCCATTCCACCGCCAAAACCTTCTATCATTCCTTGTGTTTGTACTTGACCATTGGGGTTTAATACTTGTTCTCTTAAAGACATAAAGGCTTCTTGTCCATACAGTCCAATAAACTGATTAATAACAGCATCTGCTGTTGCTTGATCTGGAGCCATTCCTTGAATAACCATAATCGTTGCTTGTATAAGCTGTTCATTGCCTTCGGTCATCATGCCATCATCTAGTCCAGCAATGCCTTGACCCTCTTGATATCGAATGTCTCCACCTTCAGCAAAGGTTATTGGATTATCAATATCAACTTGTGGCATATTTAATCCTTGTAATAAAGACTGTAATCCACCTAGTTGTGTACCTAATCCACTTAGTTGACCAGACAAATCAGAAAACTGTTGTGAATAATCAGGAGTTTCATAAGTAGGCATTTGGAAATTGCCAAATATATCAGTTAAATTACCAATGCCTTGTTGTAATCCTTGAAACTGACCAGAATAATCAGGCATTTGATATGTAGGCATTTGAAAATTAGTAAACTGATCTCTTAGCCCACCTAAACCTTCTTGTAAAGACTGAAACTGATCAGTGTAGTCAGGCATCTGAAAATCAGGCATTTGAAATTGAGGTTGATTAAAATCAGGAATATTTATTTTACTAGCTAAAAGATCATAATCTATTACAGGTTGTTGAAACATATTTTGATTTTGAAATATATTAGAAAGATCAATGCCTTCAGCAGTTGTGTCACCAAAATTAATTCCTCCAAGTAAATCACCAATTCCACCAATATTTACAGATGGAGTAATAGGTTGATTTATGCCATAAGGATATTGTCCTATTGTTGATGCAGGAGGATTTAAGTTTGGAAAATAATTAAACTCAGGATCAATGCCGGGTCTATATCCAGCAGGAGGTGCTTGTGGAACTCTTGCTTGTGTTGGAACTATATTCGGATTATTAAAATTTGTAAATCCAGAGTTATAACCACCATAATCATAGTTATCATATGGACTCATCATTGTAGAACGATTAGGAGCCATTCTTGAATAAGATTGTGAGGGTTGTGATATATACATCATTTCAGGTCTTTGATTATAAATTTGAGGAACATCTATAATCTCTCCATCAAACATCATTGGGTTATTTCTTTTAGCCATTAGCTATAATCTCCATCAATATATCGTTTCTTGTATAGTGATCCGCCTTCTCTAGCATAATAAGGTATGTTTTCAGGATACATACGATAAAGCTCTGCTTCTCTTTCCTCTTTTTCTCTACTCATATTATTAAGCATATCTTGATATCTTCTTTGTGCATCTCTAGTAGCCTGCAATCCCATTCCTGTAACTGTTCCAATTCCTTCTAATGACATTAATTGATCTTTTAATCCCCCAAGACCAGCAGACTTAATGTTTCCAAAAATTTCACCTGTACCGCCCATATCAGCTAAAGAACCTATTTGACCAGCAGCATCTCCAATAGCAGGTGTAAATGCTTGATTAATATTAGCCATTTGAGCTGCAGGTAAATCCATTGTTGATAAAGCACCACCAATATCCATACCGCCCTTAGTTAAGGTTTCAACATTTACTAATTGATCAGGAGTTAATACAGAACTTAATTTTTCAGCATTTGCAAGAGCTTGTGTTGGAATTGCCGCAGTTGAGTCAACAGCCTTTGAAGCTAGATTTTCTGTAAGTCCTGCACTCTGAGCACCTGATTGAGCTAAACCTTCAGTCAATTTACCGCCCAAAGCACCAGTTGCTCCACCAAGCAATATATCTTTAAAATCACCGCCTCTTATTGCGGCTCCGCCTGCTCCACCTAATGCTCCTGCTGCCACTGATCCTATGCCGGGTAACAACATTGGAAGCAAGAAAGGTAGTCCAAACCCAAGTATATCTCTAAATAAACCAGCTTCAGGCAATCCTGTTTGTGGATTTATTGTCATCAAACCCGGTGCAAGAGATGCGATTCCTGCAACCTCATCAGGTGTAACGTGCATAAGCATTGTGTCATCACCACGACCAGCTTGTGCGAGTCTTTGCGCTTGACCCATAAGTTTTCCACCACCGGCTTTTTTTTCTAGGTTTCGTTCATCTTCAAGCATATTGTAATACTCCGCATCTTTACTAAAAGCATCTGGGTCTTTTTCGTAAGCCTCAAAAAACTTTTCTAGTCTTTCATCTGATTTTTCTTGTTGTTTTTTATCTTCAATTAATTGCTCAATTGTTTTTCCTTCTGTTCCTTCTCTTGCTTCTTTGCGTGAACGATCTAACTTTGAAGCCATGTATAAAAATGGAGCAGATGAAGCACCAAGCAAAGTAGCAGATTCTCCAACTCCGCCGGGTTTGAAAGATTTTTTTAGCTTCCTAGACATTTTTCCAAGTTTACCAGCACCAGCTGCTACTCTAGCACCGGGTATTGGAGCCATTCCCAATCCCATTAAAGCTACATCAGTCGGATCAGTCGGATCGAATAACATTCCGCCTTTACCTATCATTCTTCCTTCGTTGTATCTTGATGCTAATTGCATAAGTTCATCTCTATATTCATTTTTTAAATAATCAGGCAAAAACTCTATTGCATAATCAGGGTTTTTTTCGTATGCATCTGGAGTCTTTTTCATTCTTCTTGCTCTTTTTTGCAAACTTCTTAATTGATTTCGACCTAGTTTAGAAGAAACATCAAACTGAGGCTTTGCTTCAGGCACTTCTCTTTTGCTTGCACTAACTAAAATTTCTTCTATAGGTATTTGTGGTTGTGCTTGCGCTGTAGTACCCAGAGAAGGCATTGGAATTGCTGGCGTACCAACAACACCCATAGTTGATGCCGCTCCTGTAGCACCTGCTGGTACAGGGTACTTACGAGAAAGTAATCCTCTTAATCCAGAAAACATACGACTTCCTCTAGCTCGTCTTATTTTACGAGCCAATGCATTGTATGCTCTTCTTCCTTCTTTTGTAGTTCTATCAATAGACTCAAGTTCAGCGAACATTAAATCTAATTCTTCGTTTGGCGAACCTAAATATCTTTGTGCCAATTTACTCTCCTAGTCGTTAGTGGTTTCGCAACCAAATACATTAAAACTCATATCTACAGCACTTGTGTAAACTTTTAAAACATCTGTTTGGTTTAGTGTTATGCCTATTACAATTGTTAGCGAATCATTAGCCGCAACTGATTTGTCATAGTATAAATATTGTTTATCGTCAGCTCCTGCTCCAGCAACATGAACGCTTAACCTAAATGTTATAGCAGAGCCTGTTCTATTTGCTGCCACAATAGAACTAATTGTGGTCATTGTTTTATCAGGAACAGTATATAAAGTAGTTGTTGTAGTTGCTGATGGATCAACCTGACCTAAAACCTTTAAGGTATCAGCCACCAGATGCACCCATTAATAAAAACTGATGCCTTCTTACAGATAAAGAAGAAGGTTTATTTTTTAATCTGTTTGCATTTCCAATATCATTATTTATATCAATTAATGCGCCTTCAATGGTTGATCTTAATATTGACTGGTCAATATTAGAATATTCTGGAGTAGCAACTGGTAAAGGTATTGATGTTTTTTCAGCCATTATTTTCTCCCATCTAGCCTTGTATCTAATCTAAAATGTCCTAATCTCCAACCATATCCTATTCCAGTGCTTTCAAATCTTAATACAGCCTGTCTTGATCGACATCTTACAAATGCTTGTTGCGTTGAACTGGTTACAGAAGAAGTAGATAAAGTTGATAAACTATCGCCGGGATAGTTTCTACCTTTTATAGAAACATCTAATTCATTATCACTATCAGCATTTTTAAACTCTATATCTGGTATAACTCTTGATACCAACATAAAGTTATTTCCATCTTCTAAATCAAAGTCTGCTGTTTCAACATATGCCGTCATAGCACTTCCATCGTCATCATGACCATACTCTTGGTTATACAAATAATTAGAGTCATTTCCTGATTTACCAGCCGCAATTGGATTGTTTTCTAAATGTGCTTCAATCCAAGCTGTTCTAACCATTGTGCCTACAGACCATATATCTTCAATATAGTTATAAATTACATAACGATCTATTTCTTCTGACCCTGATGATGGATAAAACCACATGACTTCATTAAAATCTATATTGGCAGTACCAAAAACTTTATAGGCTTGAGACAAATTTATATCCCCATAAATATAATCTCTTACTGCACATGGAAGTGGACTAACTTGACCTGAATAAGTAAAGAAACTTCCTCGATCCATAAAATAAACAATACCATTTGCATTGATAGAAGCATTTGGTGAAATCATAGATACACCTGCTTTTAATTCATTAAATGAAAATATAAATGGAGCACCTACAAACCTCATTGAATGTAAGCCTGAATCAGTCCAAATAAGAATTTCTTGTCGAGTTCTTAATGCACCTACAATTTTACTGCCACTACTTATTTTTACTCCGCCTGCTGAGTTAGTAGATGAAGGTGTCCAATCTATAGCAGACTCTTGATCTGACCACCTAACCAATAAAGGGTCTAAAGAAGAAGAGCCTATAGGATTAGAACCAAAACAAATAATGTGGCGATCTACATCAGACACCATTATTTGCAATGCTTTTGTTGGTACGTCAGATGCTCCTGATAAAGATGTAAAATTTACTGCTCTTGTGCTTGTTCCAGAGCTTTGATCCCAATAATAAATACCGCCTGCTCTTGGATTAAAAACTAAATCATCACCGAAATTGTCTTGGCTGTATTGTCTTAGTTGATTTGTATCATCTAAAGATGCCGCAGAACCAAATGTTCCACTACCCCAAGGTCCAACACTCCAACCTGTAGAGGAAACATAATCATCAAGCCCTACGTTAATTTGATAAGCACCAACAACGCTTGATCCACCATTACCAGAGTCACTTGCATTTGCTGTAACTGTAGCACCATCGGTATCTTTTGCTTCTATAGTGTAACTATTTGCATTTACAATCGTTGCTATTTGATATTCTTGATTAAGAACATTAGCAGTAATTAACCCGCCTAAAGATGCTGCGCCACTAAATGTTACAAAATCATTTTGCACTGCGCCGTGTGCTGTATCAGCTACAGTAATGGTTGCATCACCATTTGTTGCAGAAAAAGTAACATCACCTGCACTTGTGGTTGATCTTATTGGAGTTACATCGTTGTAGCTTGTGCCATCTGCAATATAAAATTTAAGATGTGTTCCAATGCCAATATAATTAGTTCCACTAGCAACACCATAATTATATAAAGATCGTGCAGTTCCTAAAAAAGTAGAGCTTGAATATTTAATCCATCCGCCTATTTTTTCTGCATGACCAGACCGAAAACGAATTTTATCAGAGTTATACCACCCAAACTCATTGGTATAAGAAGTTCCTTCTTTATCTATTCCCGGTTTAAATTGATATTTTAATAATGGCATTTTATCTCTTTACTAGGCTTCCGCCAAAATACATTCCAATTATAGCTGACACCAAATTAGTATCTAGCTGTGTTATTACAAGTCCTTGAAATGTAACCCATTCAAAAACTTCTCTTCCTTCTTTAAAAAACCAAAATCCCGGTTGCCAATTTGTATACCCAACTGTTACATCAACCATTGGATAAAATACTGCTACAAGTTTTGGCAAAAGCACAATCGCAAATATAGCAGTTAATGCTATTATTCTTCTTGTCCAAGCAAATCCTTTGTCTTTTAATCCATGATCAAGAGATTGTTTACGAGCTTTCATTTCAAACTCACCTCTTGTAATCAAGAGTTTTTGTTCTTCAGCTTTTGCTTTTCGACTTTGCGACCATATACTTAATAAACTACTTAATAAAGTAGAGCCGAGCATTGTAATAATCTCGAATGGAAAACCCATAATTTTTGAGCCTTACTTCTTTTTTGGTTTAACAGCGATTGTTGTATAAGCCTCATCTACATCTGGAGTAGATTCATCGTCACCTACAAATCGACCATCTTCATTCCTTGCACGAACTTTTTTTTCTTCATAACCAAGAAACTTTGTTTTAAACCAAGTTGCTAATCCTATTTTTTTTGCATACAACATATTATTTCCTTATTATTTTATGTTTTTTTATGGCTGTTGGTATAGAGTCCAAACCAAGCTGCTCCAGCACCCACAACAATTGAAATTAAACCCGATTGTTCAAAACTAGGGTCAGGCAAATCCATGAACCAAAATGTTGTAAAATACAATAGATACATATACACCGCTAAAAAAGCTCTGGGTATAATTCTCCAACTGTCTATGGCTTGAGCTACAAAAATAACTTTTTGATAAGGGTTGTCGTTCTTTTTATCTTCAAGTTCTCTAATTCGATCTTTAAGTGAAGCATTCTCTTGAAGCATTTCCATGAACTTAGATAAATCCATTTCAACTTCATTTCGAGACATATCTCCACCAAATCTACTACTTGGGTAATGTTCTTCTTCGCTCATATTAATTCGCCAATGGGTTATCGTTTTTGTTTTTTAAACTTTGCACATCGTCATACATAGAATCAATGCTTGAGTTAATCCCTGCAATACTTGTTTGCATTGCAACAATGTCATTTTTAATCGGACTTAAATCTTGTGTTTCAACATTTAATGATTTAATTTGTTCACCGACTGCAACAACATTCTTGTCCAATGCCGTAACTTGATCCGCAAGTGCATCAATCTCGTTAATATAACGAGTCATTTTAGATTCAAGATTTTCTATGCGATTAACATACGTTGCACCTGTATAGCCAAAACCAGCCAAAGTGCTAACAATACCAGCCAATGCAATAAGTTGAGTTGTTTTATTTTGAAACCAATCCATATACTTTCCTATAAAATTTTAGTAACTTTTCTACGATCTGGCATAACTGCACCACATCCTCTTGCAATAAAACCACCTTTAGCTTTTCTATGCGGTCTTACTTTTTTAGAAATTCTTTTAGGCTGTTTAGAAAATTGTTTTCCCTTTTTAGTATCTTCTCGTTTCTTACGAGTAGTAGCAGCATATTCAGAAGAGCTTAAAGACTTTATAGCACTTTCTGGTAAATACCTTTCTCCAGTATCAGCAGATTTTTTACCAGACTTTGTTCTCCATTTTTGTTTAGTCCACTTTTTTAAAGACTGTTGTGATTTTGCAAGAGCCATTACTTGCCCCTTTGCGACATTGCTTTTTTCTTAGCCTTAACACTTAAATCACCATAATGAAAAACAGGTTTACTTGTTTTAGTATGTGTTTTATTTGTATGTAGTTTTCCGTTTGGCATTTTATGGTAAGCACCTTTCCAAACTTTTCCATCTTTTAAATAATGTTTTACACCTTTTGCCATTACCGATATCCTCCACCTGCTTTTTTATAAGCCTTTGCAAGCATTTGTGCTTTACGAGCTGACCATTGACCCGCTTTACCACCTTTTGTTCCAGACTTAATTCTACTAAACAACCTTTTACGCATAGTTGGTTTAGTATAATTACCAGCTTTATTTACAGTAGATTTAGTTTTTCTTTTTCTAGTTGTTTTTTTTCTTGGCATATCAGCACTTCCACCTTCTTCTTGCTTGCCTAATTCTTGAATTAGGATTGTTTCTAGTTTTAGCAGAGCTTCTTTTTAATTGCCCTGCTGATCTTGCACAATAAGACTTTCTTCTTTTAGCAGCTTTGCTTCCTTTTTTAACTTTACCTGTAACCGCAGTTTTTAATTTAGAACCGGGATTTGCTTTACGATAAGCACGAACCCCTTTTCTAGTCATTCCTGCACCTTTTTTAGTAGGTCGATAGTTTGCACTTTTCCCTTTGGTAGTGCGTCTTATGGGTTTAGCTCTTTTTCTTTTTTTTGTTACCATTATAAATTCGGTTGCATATTTATTAATTGATTTGCACTATTTAAATTATCTCCATATAAACTCATAAATGCATTGTTATTATCTGGTATAACTACATTAGCATAAATATCTTCTGGCTCATACCATACAGCAAGCTCTGGTATTTCAATTTGTGTATATCCATTAAATCCTTGAACATAACCCATATATGCAATTAATTGTGATTCATCTGCATACTCACCGGTTTCTTGTTGTTGCTGTTCTAACTGTTCTTGTTGATCTTCTATATTCTGTGCAACAATTTGATCTGCAATAATATCTGAATCAGATTGACCAACTGCAGTATTATTGTCACCACTTGCATTTCCATCACTTTGACCAACTACGGTGTTTTGTGCGCCAGTTGTATTACCTGAAACCCCTGTATTTGTTGATGTATTAGAAGCAACAGTCGTTGATCCACCTACTGCGGTATTATTGTTACCCATATTATTTGAGTCCGTTTGACCAACTGCTGTGTTTTGTCCACCTATTGCAGTATTATTAACACTCATTGATAAAACTTGTTGAGTCTGCATTGCAGAACTAGCAACTTGAGCAGATATACTAGGCGAATTACTGGTGCTTATACCGCCTCCTGACGCTGAACTAGCTACTGCTGTACTGGTAGGGTTAGAAACGCCACCAGAAGCCACAGAAGAAGCGTAAGAGCCTCCCGATGATATAGATGTACCTGTAGCCTGTGCAGATGTTCCAGCAGTTGTACCGCTTACACTACTCGTTGCTGCTCTAATTGTATTAGCAACAACATTTAATTGTTCTGCTTTTTTGTTGTCTTTCTTTTCTTCGTTCTCCGTGACAACAAGTTCGATAACTTCTTCTCTATCTTGTATTTCTTGTTCAACTGTTTCCGTATTTTCCAATTCTCCAGCTTCGTCATCAGATAAATTTGCCAAATTTTCCAATATTTCTTCGCTATCTTCATCTTCAATCCATTCCTCCAGCTCTTCTATCGTTTCAAACTCTAAGTATTCAATTACTTCTTCTTCTATGTATTCTTCTATATGCTCTTCATATTCAAAATGATTTAACAAAACATCATTTAATCTAGGCAAATCGTAATTAACTATAAAAGTTTCTTCTATTGGTATTAATTCTTCATATATATGTTGTATATATATTTCTTCTTCAATATAACTTAAAGGAATAAGCTCTTCTTCAGGAATTAAATCAAATTCTTCTATAAAAGGATCAAAATATTCTTCTTCAAAAAACAATGTTTCTTCAAAATATAGTTCTTCTTGAAATTCATCTATCCCCTGTAGCTCAGTAATATATATAAGTTCTTCTTCAAAGTAATAATCTTCTTCTTCAAAGGGATCATAATATCCATACTGGTCGTCTTGATAGTCGTCATAACCAAACATATCGTTTTGATGATATGTATCTTCAACAAATGTTTCGACCATGTATCCAGAACAAGTTGGAGAGTATTGAGAATCCAACGAGCATTCATAATCAAAAAGATCATCCCAATAGTTAGGACATTGAGTAGAATACAATCCATCTAAATCACATTGTTGATTTAAAAAAGCTGCTTGATAGCCAGTACACGCAGTATCGTTTAAAGGATTACTGCAATCCAATCCGTTTCCAGAGCCAACACCATACAAGCTACCCCCACTCTCTAATAAAGTATTAAAAGATGTACTGTTCCAATTTGTATTAACACAAGTGCCTGCAACATTTGTTGAGCCTGTGCTACATTCATCGTGGTACAAATAAGTATAAGACTCACTTGAACTTCCTTGTTCGCCAATCAATACATCGTGATTAATAATATTTAATCCGCCATAACGAAACTCAAAACTGTCATCAGATTTCCAAAGTATTACTTCAAAAGAATTATCAGTATTGCTTCGATTATATTCTCGTAAGTTATACCAACCAAATACAGTTTTATCCGTAAAATTTCTAGCCAATACTTTTGAGCCGTTGTCTCTTATTAAATCTGTCCAGAAAGGATACAAGGTATATGTATGTTGTCCAGCAAGAGGATCAGGAGTGTAATCATTACAATAACTTCCTGATGTTTTAAAATGTAAACATCCGTTTGTTGCCATTCGAGCAGAAGTAAAGTCTTCGCCATAAAATGTAAACGTAAAATCTAAATTAAAAGCAGAAGATACTTGATCATCACCAACTGCCATATTATTAGAAGTGGCTATATAATTTGTTTTTAAATCAATAAGAGATTGATTTGCTTCATAAATATAACCTGCATTTAATGTAGGTATAAATAAAACAAAAAATAAACTAACTGCCCGAATCAAACTCACGCCTACAAGTCATCCTAGATTTTTTCTGTCCAGCACTATTTAGTGAATTGTAGCACTTAGAAACATAACTGGCTTTTGCTTCTTTATAATCTGGTCGATCTTTAGGATTAGCAGCCCATGCTGCTCTTGCTTCTTCGCCTATTTTACCTTCGTATGGGCAAGGAGTGCCTGCCATATACATTGCACTAAATACTCTAACGTCTTGGCACATAATAGCGACAGCGGCTACTTTCATGCCCATGTCATATAAATATTTACCTAGTTTTAGTCGTTCACAGTTTGTATCTCTAACAGTTCTTCCAGCAGACAAACCAAATACTTGCCCTTGAAATGCACCAGACCGACCTACAGTACATAAGTCTTGGCTATAGCTCATTATAGAAGGAGCAATCGCAGAAGCAGGCGGTGCTTCAGTCTTAATATTTTGATTGATAGTTTGTTCAGACTTTGACTCATTAATATTTCTATTGGTGTTATCAGATGTGCTGTTGTTCTGATTTACATTTTTATTGTTGGTTTGCACATTCGATGTAGAAGTTGATTCATTTACATTTTTATTGGTGTTGCTTGATGTTGATGTATTTATATTCGTATTGCTGTTCGTATTATTCGATGTGTTGTTGTTGTTATTTGTATTTGTGCTTGTCGAAGTATTTACATTGTTATTTGTATTTGTATTCGAACTAGTTGAAGTATTTACATTTGTATTACTGTTCGTACTGGTTGCAGTCGATGTACTGTTATTTGTATTGCTATTTGTATTTGTAGCAGTCGAAGTTGAAGTATTGTTGTTTGTATTACTGTTTGTGTTTGTAGCAGTAGATGTATTGGTGTTGGTATTATTATTGGTGTTGGTGTTGGTATTTGTATTCGTTCCAGTGGTAGTTGTAGTATTAGTATTGGTATTAGTGTTGGTATTTGTATTGTTATTGGTATTGGTATTTGTATTGGTATTAGTGTTTGTATTGGTTGTAGTAGTAGTTGATGTAGTAGTCATCGAGTTCTGTTCACAATATTGAGAGCCAGCAGTACAGTCACCAGTTTGATCTGCTTTTACATTATCAATAAGCAAAACCAATAAAACAGCAATAAAAACTGAAAGGAATGGTAAGTATTTTTTCATATTTTTTCTGGATTAAAATTGCCTTTTGCTATTAATGTTTGTCTATTAATAATGTGTTCTTTTTCTATTTCTTCTTTGCTCTGTCCGTAATATTCAACTGCAAGAAAGTTATCAATTAAAGATTGATTGATATTTGTGTCTCCAACATGAAGCTCCCCCAATATCCGACCAAATTTTCCTTTCTTGTCTTTTTTAGTTTTGATAATTACATCACCTTTTTTAAGCATATTAGATAAAAAATCTTTACTCATTAGTCCTCTAGCCTTTTCATCTTTATCTCTAGTGCGTGATTCTGGGGTGTCAATGCCATACATACGAACTCTTGCCTTGTGAAAAATAGAAAATCCGCAGTCAATAATTACATCAACTGTATCACCATCTACAACTCTATCTACTTCACATTTATATTCGTACATTAAAGCCAGCCAAACGATCTAAACAAATCCCATAAAACATAAATAAAGCATATCCAAAATGCTTTTTTATAAAAGACATAATCATCGTATGCTTGTTTAGGTATTTTTCCGTGTTCGTAAAGTTCTTTCATTCATAGCTCAATCCCCCGATTTACTTTTCTTTTGCGTGCCACCAGTTCATCGCACACCAATCAATTACAGAATATAGTTTTTTCATCCACCCTGTTTTTTGTGGCGTTGGCGTAATACACGCAATAACACTACAAGTTGTGACTACTATCATTATCACTGCTATTATATTTGCAAAAGTTTCCATAATTAACTCACCTTATTATTAATATTTATGATCCAAAAATTATTGATGCCATTCCGACTACTAAAGTAATCAGTGTAGCTACAATAAAATGTTCGATTCTTTTTACACGATTAAGCATTTCAAGCCATCGTTCTGCACAAACTGCTTCGTGTTTTTCTATTCTTGTATGCACATTTGATATTCGAGTATTTAACTCAAACTCCACATCAGATATTTTGGTCATGCCGCTTCTTCAACTTCCCAACAATTAAGGTTTGAGGCAACTGTTCGTCTTTCGCCTTCGCCTTTAAATGGATAAACCATGTGAGACAACCAAGAAGGAAATAAATACAGCTTTCCGACTTCAGGTTGTACTTCAAAACTTTGTGGTGGTCTTAATCGTTCTACATTCATTATTTCATTACGACCATAGTTAAATGCTAGATATCCATCACACGCACCAGATGCTTCGTATTTATTATATAAAGGACTTCCAGCAGCAGGTTGGTCCAATATCTGTTGTGGTACTTTAGTCCAACAAGTCGTTGATATGCCCATAATCGTTTTAGTGCCGTGATCGTGTATAGGGTTGTAATCACCAGCATAACTATGCACCGACCACGTTTCGTCTATAGAAACCTGCCTATTTTTAGGTAAAGATTGTCCTGTACTTTTCATAAAATGATTAATGTATTGAGCACCTAACAAAGTTACAAACTTAGAATACTGTCTAACCTTCTCATGTTCTGGGTCCATGTTCAGTTGCTCACCATGAGCAATCTGTCCTACCAATGAATGGGCCAAAGATTCTTTATCTGCTTGTTCTCTAAGATCGTCAAGATAGGTGTTTAAGTCCTCAACCATGCCATCTGGCATACGAGTCTCTAATACGAATACCGCAGGCATTGTCCAGATATTAACATCAATATCTGTTCCCTCTACAGGCACTGCCTCTTTGTCAGCCATGTTTAACTAGAAGGTACTGCAAAGTTATTGTCTGGTACTGCTTGTGCTGGTGGATTTGTAATTACTGAATCCACTTGACTTGCAAACACTTTATCCCAATGTGCTGTTGGACACAATGCAGTCAAAGCTGCCAAGTTAAACGAACTTTTAGCTGCTTTGGTAAAATTAGTAACAGTTACTGCTGGTACATTGTTACCATCAATATCTGTATAAGCATCTGTCATTATAGTTTGCCACGGAACATTTATCTCAAATACAGTCTTGTAATAAGTTGCATCGCCTTCGTTGTCGTTTTCGTAAGTCATTTCTAAATCCCACTGCTCAACCTTGCTTGACTTCACATGGGGAATAGATTTGGTTAGTGTTTTCTTTACTGCCATTTTTTATTCCTCGTTATTTGTCACACTTTTCATGTGATTTAGATTTTAATTCCTCAACTTGCGCTGAGAGTTCTTGGACTGCATTGATTAAGTACCAAGTAAAATTATCCGACTCCACAGATTTCCTACCTGTTTCATGTGTGATAATCATTTCTGGTGCTACTTCTTCCAGTTCTTGAGCAATAGTGCCAACTTGTAATCCTTTTTTATCCACTGCATCTGACTCTGGAAGTTCTGTAATTTCTTCTGGTAGCCTGTATTCAAAGTTTCTAACTTTTACTTTGTTAATAACATCAAGACCTTTTGTGCAGTTGCTAATATTTTTCTTAATTCTTTCATCAGAAACCTGATTCCAAGCAGTAGTGTTGCTTTGATTATAAATGCTTGAGCTTCCGTAAAACCCAGTGTTTCCTCCCTTTCCTGTTAGGTTTTTACCGATAACAATCTCATCATCGGTGGTTGCACCAGAAGGATCAGATTCCCAACCAATAATTATTTGATAAGCACCTGTAGTTGTTACATCTCCAGCTTTAGAACCAATCATAACATTTCTATCACCACTGGTTATGTTCTCCCCAGCTCTTGAGCCAACACAGGTATTTTCTTGCAAGCCATCTCCAGTGTCATATCCGCCAGATAAATACCCAATAGAAGTGTTGTCAGAACCGCCACCACCAGAAGCACCATACGTTGCACCAAATCCTACAGATGTGTTTCTAGCACCATCTAATCTTCCTTGTGCATAGTTACCAACAGCAACATTATCTCCGTTGCCTGTAATTACATTCAATGCTGAAAATCCCACCGCTACATTATGCGCTCCTGTCGTGGCTGATGATAAAGAAGTATAACCAACTGCTGTATTATAATTTGCTGTGGTGTTGTCATTTAAAGCCAATTGTCCGACTGCTGTGTTGTAATTGCCTGCTTCATTATTTGCCATAGCCTGTGAACCGACAGCAGTATTAGCAGCTCCTGTGGTGTTAGCACTTAAAACATTATAACCAATACCTGTGCCGTTTGAAGCTGTGGTATTAGCGTCTAAAGAGTTAAAACCAACAGCCGTGTTACCTGTGCCTGTGGTGTTTGCTCCTAAAGAGTTCATTCCAACTGCTACGTTAGCGTCTGCTGTAGTGTTAGCGTCTAAAGCATTATTACCCACTGCAACATTTGAACCTCCTGTGGTGTTTGCTTGTAAAGAATTTTTACCAACTGCCGTGTTGTTTGCGCCTGTGGTATTGTTTTCCATAGAGGATTTTCCAAGCGCAGTGTTGTTATTTGCAGTTGTGTTTGCTAATAAAGCACCTCTGCCCATTGCAATATTATCTTCTCCTGTGGTGTTTGCTTGTAAAGCATCTTTACCAACTGCCGTGTTGTTATCTGCGGTTGTGTTAGACTCTAGTGATCCCATTCCCACTGAGGTATTGTTATCGCCAGTGGTGTTTGCATTTAGTGAAGTACGACCCACACCAGTATTTGCTGTGCCTGTAGTATTTGTTGTTAAAGACTCATAACCGATTGCAGTGTTGTTGTCTGCGGTTGTGTTAGCGTCTAAAGCTAAAGTACCGACAGCTACGTTTGATGATCCTGTGGTGTTTACCTTTAATGATTCTTTTCCGACTGCCGTATTATTTGCGCCAGTGGTATTAAGAATCATGGCTTGGTGTCCAATTGCTGTGTTTGCACTAGCCGTTGTATTTGCTGCCAATGCGCCTTTACCTACAGCAGTTAACTGACTTCCAGTTGTGTTTACTTTTGCTGCCTCCATTCCAATCGCAACACTTTCATCGCCTGTGGTGTTGGCATTTAAAGCACTTGTGCCTACAGCAGTGTTGTTATCTGCCGTTGTTTGAGATTCTAAAGCATCAGAACCAATAGCTATGTTTTTATCGCCAGTTGTAAGTGCTATTCCTGCATTTTTACCCATAGCAGTATTACTGTGTCCTGTGGTATTTGCTGTTAAAGCATCCATACCTACAGCAGTATTATTATTAGCTAAATTGGCTCTTAGTGCATCTTTACCAACAGCCACATTTGAAGTGCCTGTTTCATTTAATTTTAAAGCTGATAAACCAACTGCGGTGTTACTGTCTGCTGTGGTTGCAGCACCTAAAGCATCTTGCCCTATAGCAGTATTATTTGATCCTGTGGTATTAGCATCTAAAGATGTATTACCAACGGCTGTGTTTGAAGCACCTGTGGTGTTTGCTAATAAAGCATTATAACCCACCGCTACGTTACCATCTGCAGTTGTAACATTTTCTAAAGCACTTCTGCCAAGTGCAACATTCTGTGCGCCTGTTGTTAAATCAAAAAGTGTTTTTCTACCTACGCCTACATTGTGTGCGCCTGTAACATCTGCACCTCCTGCTGATTCACAACCTACAAAGGTGTTTGCTGTTCCTGTGGTTGAGGATTCTCCAGCTTGTTCTCCTACAAATACATTTTGGTTGCCTGTAGTTAGGGCAAGTGCGGAAGCAGAGCCAACAGCAACATTTTGACTTCCCGTTGTCATCGCTCCACCAGCATTGTCTCCTACTGCTGTGTTAGTTGATCCGGTCGTAACTGCATCAAGTGCAGCTTCACCTATCGCTACGTTATCCGTTCCTGTCGTTATGGCTGTACCGAGTGAGCCAGAACCTAGTCCGACATTACCTGTACCGCCTGTCATATCCAGTACATCGGTTACTGCTGCGCCTGCTCCAGCACCATCTGTAACAACCATCTTGATTCCGCCATTCGGAATGACTACATTTGCGCCTGTGCCTTGAGATATTGTTACTTGATAACCTGCGTTGTTTTGAATCACCCAAGTCTTACTGACTGTGTTTGGTGCAAGAGTTACTGTATTAGTTGCGGTGATTGATCCTGTCAGAGTCAGAGCAAAGGCTCTCGCTGCATCGGCAGTACCATCTGCCATCGTAATTGTGTGGGTTGTCCCTGTAATAGCTTCTGAACCAGAACCCCATGCTTCCGCAATTAATTCTAAATTTGTATTGGTACTCGTTCCCCAAGTACCCGACTCATCGCCCGTAGCGATTTCTTTAAGCCTTAAATCATTTACATAAGTTGCCATATTGTTTCCTCATAATAAATTAAGCTGCCTCATCTTTCCAGTTTGGCGACTGTGATGGGCTAACATTTGAATAAGATGGTGATTGACTTGCACCAGCATCTACCCAATTTGGTGTTTGATCAGGAGCAACTGGACTCCAAACCAATAATCCTCCTAGTTTACTTGTGCCTACAATTCCTGTAATTGAAACACTTACACTAATACTAGCTGTTAAGTCTCCAACCTGACCTGTTCCAGCTAGTCCTGTTATTGAAATAACATTATCACTAACAGTGCTAATTGTACCTAATGCACTTGTTGCTGAAACTCCTGTTGGGTAAACATTTGCATCGCAAGTAACTGTCTCATCACCTTGAGCAACAGTCGATGCTGTACCGCTAACACCAACTAAAGCTACACCATTTGCAACAACTGTACCTATTGCACCAGTAGCAGTTACTCCTGTTTCACTGACATTTGCATCAGCACTAACAGTTTCAGTTCCTAAAGCACTTGTGCCAGCTACTCCAGTTACAGAAAGATTAGCTATACCTGTAACAGTTAAACTGCCTAATGCCCCTGTGCTTGCTACTCCTGTTTCGCTAACATTGGCATCAGCAGAAATACTTAACGATCCAACCGCTCCTGTTCCAGCTACTCCTGTTTCTGTAACATTTGCAACACCTGTTACAGTTAAACTGCCGACAGCACCTGTAGCTGCAATACCTGTCTCTGCGACATTAGCATCACAACTAACGGTTTCTGTTCCTAGTGCACTTGTTCCCGCAACGCCTGTTACATTAACTGTAACATTAACAATTGCAGGTTCACCCCAAGGACCAGCACCCCATG